GATTTAGTAGTTTTTGTTTTACCAGCATAAGCTTGTAATTTTTCAATAAGGTCTAAATCATTAATATTTTTTATACCATATTTTAAACCTTCTTCTGCATTAATATCTATTTGTCTTTTAGCTTTATAAAATTCTATATCTTGTAATGCAGAAGTTTTAGTAGTTTCACTTTGCGCTCCAAATAAATTATTAAATTTATCTGAGTTTAAATAATTATCTAATTCTATTTTAGCAAGATTTTTAATGTCTTCTGTTTCACCATAGACAATATCTTTTTTTAATAATTCAATTTTATTTAATTCTAAACTTTGAGACTTAGCAATAAATGCAGCATTAGAGTTTTTTCTAACAACTAAACCATCTTTAATTTGTTGTTTTTTAATATATTGGTCAAATAATTTTTTTGAATATCTATGTTTAAAATCTAATCCAACATTATTTTTAGCAATTTCAAAAGCATCATTATAATATTTAATTGCTGCATCGGGGTCATCCATCATACCTGCTTTTTGAGTAGCCATAGACAAACCTTCAAAGTTTTCATTGCCTTGTAATAAAGTTTGAGATTTTTCTAAAACTTCGTTTTCTGATTTTCTAGTTTCTATTTCTGCATACAAACCAATTGCTTCTTTAGAGGTACCTTTAATTGCTTGACCAATTGCTGCACCTGTCGCCTGGCTAACTCTCATTCCAGGTGTAGTAGTTACTTGTCCTGTTTCAGCTGTAGGTCTAATTTGTGTTTCGTAAATTTTTATAGCCATTGTATTATCCTGTTAATGTTTTGTAATCTCCTAATAAACTTCCAGCAGCTTGAAAATAACTAGCTCTTTTAGCAACACGTCCTCTAAATCTTTCAACATTTGCTTCAGCTCTTGTCATAATTGCTTGATTTAATCCTGCTTCTTTTGCAATTTCAGCATTGTATTGCATCATATCTCTATCGGTATCAATCATAATTTGATTTTCTAAAGCAATCGCTAATGCTGAACCACTATATTCAACACCCGAACCAAGGGTAGATGTTCTTAATGCTGCTTGTTGTTTTTCTGCGTAGTAATTAAATCGTGGTAAATCATATTGTTCAAAAACTCTATAAGCTTGTTGAGCATTTTGTTCTTGAACTTTTGCATCTCTTTCTAATAAGGATGCGTTATAATTAGATGCTTTTGCTGCACCTTGTCCTGCAATTAAATCACCAAAAAAACTCATTTTATAATCCTCGCATATCTTATGTAATCTGAACCGTCTGGACCGTAATACTTCATTAATCCTTCTTTTTCAAATCCTAACCATGTAGCAAATCTTTGACCTAATTTAAAATCTGCTTTTACAGTTGTTTGTAATCTTTTTATATTTGTTGTTTCAATAAGTATATCAGTTTTTTTCTTAAAATGTTTAGCCATAACTATACTATGTTGCCATATATCTTTAGTAGCCATAACCCACCCTTCGGCTACACCGTCCCACAGCATAAAGATGCCGCCTGCCGCTATTGGCTTATTATTTATAAGCGCTGTAAACGACAACCCAACTTGTTCTAAGTATAAAGCATATTTTCTATGCTCTGGTCTTAGATATAGCTCTTTAGCATTAAGCTGTTGGCTTAATATGTATTGAGCATGTTCTGTTTTAAACGGTATAATCTCCATTATGTATCATATATTTCCAATCTTGCGTAAATTGCAAGTACAGTCATTGGTAATGGTTGGTCTTGTTTAACGGTTACAAAACCATTGGTACCGTAATCACTTGGAAATTCTGTTTCTTTATCACCTGTAAATAATGGAACGGGTGCGGTCATTGCAGCTGAACTATCTCTAAATGGAATAATATCTAAATTATTTTCATCGGGTCCCACTTTAGCACCAACTGTTTCAAAAAATCTAACAGTTACATCATAAATTCTTTTTGTTTTAGTTTGGTCAGTAACTCCAGCTCCATCATCTAATCTCATAGTTTTTAAAACTGAATTATATCCTAATCCAACTTTAGCATTGGTTACTTCCCTGTCTAAAGTAACAGAACCACTAGATACAACTTTATCTGCATGTGTAGAACCATTAGCTATAATTTGAACTGTCTCACCTTCTAAATGACTTAATCCACTTAATGTAGTGGTTGCAGAACCATTATAAGATAAACCACTATCAACATAATGAAATTCCTCTATGTTTGAATTAAAATCAGATGGTGTTAAATATTCTACATATTTTTTAGTTGAACCATTAATTGTTCGTTCAACGATAACCCAAACTTGGTCTTCGCTAGTATCAATATCAATTACCGCAACTGATTTACATTTTACATCAGTTCCACCAAAATCATGTTCATGCCAAGCAACAACATCTTGTGTTCTATTGTAAGTCATGCCTATTAATTTTCCATCAAGTCTTACACCCCATACAACTGAGTAAGGTTCTTGTTGATAGTCAATTTGTATTAAACCACTTAATGTTATGTTTTCAGATAATATAGTTAAGTCGGGTGCAATATATCCATCGGTATCAAAGTTGTATGCAAGCTCTCTAATTTTTCTTTTAGCTCTTTGTAAAAAAATTGTCGTGTTACCAATTGATAAAGCATCTACTCCTGCAGAACCATAACTAGATTGTTTTCTAATATTTAAGTTTGTAGGGGTTATCGGGTCTTCAGTTGCACCAGATGTTACCGTAAACTCTCCACCTGTAGTCATTACAATTAAAGTTCTAGTTGCTTTAATAGAAGTAATTGCATTAACTTGGTTTGATGCAATTGTGTAAACCATTGCTGAACTATCGGTTACACTTGTACTTAAACCATCGTCCATATTTTCATAATCTCCAGATTGAGAAAAAAATAAAGTTTGGGGTTGGTCAGTTGTGCCTGCAAATACAAGTCGTTGTTCAAAAAATGATACACACTTTGGATGACCTGTAGTATCTGAAAAAGCGCCTAAAGACCAATCAGTTGAAGAACTGGTTGAACCCATATCTTCTAATATTTCTATAGTAACAACTGTTGTAGATGTTCTTGCAGTTATCTTTCCATAACCATCTCTAAATCGAACCAATCTTCCAACATCTGTTGTTTGAAAACCTGTATTATTATTAATACCTGTTGTTGAAGAAGCCGTTAAAGTTCTACCTGTTCCTACAGTATGTGCAGAAGTTACAAATGTTGTAGAACTTGTATTACTATCTAAATAAGGACCATCGGTAAAATTAACTTCTGTTAGTGTCCAGGACGTATGACCTGTTCTAGATAGTTTTCTAACAGCATGATTTTCATGGCAAATATACATAACGTCAGCAGATTGTGCATATTTAATATCAAATAATTCTGCTTCTAAATAAGGTGAGCTAATTTCATAAGCTGAACCTCCAGAAGTTATTTGTCCGCTATCTTTATAAAAACGAATATATTGATTACCAAATTCTAAAATATAAGTTTGTGTAGTTGAAAATGAAAACGGGATTAATCTTGTATCTTTAGAGCTATCTTTTACTTCAGATACAAAATAACTTCCTGGTCGTCTAGCAACGGGACCATGAGGTTGAACTATAAAATTATTTACTGTTGTTCCTGCTGAAAAATATTTTTGAAAGTCAGTTCGACCTTCCATTCTAGGTGATAATTGACCTGCTGTAAAACTAGGTACAGATACAAGTGTCTTAGCCATTTTATAACCTACTATTTATAAAGTCTTCACTTAATATATTGTCTACTTCACCTAATGTTGGGTCTGTATTGTAACCTTCTGCTGCATCTGCATGTCTAGCTTCAGATAATTTGTCTTGATATTTTTCTAACATTCTTTGTTGTAGAGTAGCATTAGCTGTTACTGCATAAGCAATATCAGAAGCAAGAGCTGCTGAAATAGTTTCTCTTAATAAAACATCCATCTCATTAGGGTCGGTAATTCTAGCAACGTAAACTAATTTAACACTTGTATCGTTAGTTAAAATTTTACGTCCTTCTATTTTATAATTAGACTCATAATTTTGTATGGTTAACACTCTTAAACAATCGGAAGGTAAAGTGTATTGTTTTGCAAAACCCCAATCTGGTGTAGCAGTATCTGCTGCTAAAGTTTGTCTTTTGATTGCTGAGTTCCATGGATGCGCACGCAAAACACTATCTTTTACAGTTTCATATCTTGCATTACATAATCTACCGTTTTTAGAATTTTCTGTTAAAGATAAAATAGTTGAAGCACCTAATTGATTTAAAGCTGAATTACAAATTTCTACAACACTAGCCATTTTTTTTATTCTCCTTAATTATATACTTCCTTCTAATCTTTCTATCGTTTTCTAATGCAAAAATTTCTTTTTCAGTTTTTTCAAGTTTTGCATCAAAACCATAATGTATTTTAGCAGTATTTTTAAATCTATCTACTAAAACATACCTATAAACATAATTTGCTTTTTTAAAATGTAATACAGGTTTTAAATCTTTTATTGTGTTCATAAAGTAGTAGGGGGATTGCTCCCCCCACTAAGCTAATTATTACTCGTTACAAGGTATTTGTACTACTTTTTCTTCTTCCATTCTAGTAGCACCAATTGCCATAGAATAGTAAACTTGAGTAGCATACGACTTGTCGTTTCTTTCATCAATTCTAGCTTTAACATCAGAACCGATTGCTAATTTTACTGCATCTTCAGTAAACGCAAAGCATAATCTGTCGTCTGTGTTTGTAGCATCGAAGTTAAGTCTTGTAGACATGATGAAATCAAAACCCATATATGAGTTAATATCACCTTGTGCTAAAGCTTTAACTGTATTGAAGTCAGAAGATTTTACTTCAGTAGTGTCTAACAAATCTTGGATTTGTTTTGGACCACAAACTAAATATCTTTTGATTGATGGGTCTACATCATTGTTATCTAAGATAAATTTAGCTTGTAAAAGTTTATCTACTGTTAAACCATCTGTTTGGTTAGCTGTAGCTGTTTTTTGAGATGAAGGTAAAGCAACTGCTGTTGCTCCAGCAACACCTGTAGCAGCCGAACCATTAATAGCAGTAATGATAACATCATCCATACTTCTACCCATTGCAGCAGCCGCAGCTTTTGCATAAGCAGATGTAGGGTCAATTAACATTCTTACTTTGTCTAGGTCATCAATTAAATCAGCCCACTCGTAATCTGCTAGGCTAACTCGTCTTCTAGAGTGCGGTGTATTTACTTGTGGAGTTGCACCGTGTCTAGATGTTCTTGCTTGAGCAGCTGTTACACCGATTTGGTCGAAGAAAGCATTTTTTCCTCTAACCGTTTCGACATCAACAGCACCTCTTAACTTACTCCCCATTTGTTGAGCAAGCATAGTAACATTTGAAGAATATTGTTCTACAAATGCTGTAGTTACTTGAGTTGACATATTTTATGTCTCCTTTTTTGTTGTGTTAATGTTAAAATTAATCGGTTGATTGTCCTTACGGGTCGTCCTAGATTTTAAACCTCTCGGTCTTTTGTCTTTCCAAAATGCCAAACGGGTCTTTCGATTTTCCGTTATACTTAATTTACTACTGTGAATTTAATTTCAAAGCAAGTAAATCTTGTACTTCTTGAACAGCCGCTGCATGACCTGGATTGTTCTTATTCCAGTAAGCAGAACCAGGTTGTTGTAATTCTCTGATTTGCTTATCCAATTCTTGTGGTGTCATGTATTGTGGTCCATTAGCTTGAACTAAATTATCTTCACCTAATTCACCAGCTATATTAGCAAAAGCTTTTATAAATTCTGGATGATCTCCAAGTTTGGTTCCATCAGATAAAGTTAAATTAGTGAACTCATTGTCTAAATATTTATTAGCAACGGCTCCAGCTTGCTGTAATTTGTTATCATATGCAGCACCCCACTCTTTTTTCAAAGATTGTTCTGAGTTCATACGTCCTTGTTCAGATTTAGAATTTAAATCCTGGATGTAATTTTGTGTCATCTCATTATAAAAATTCATAATTCCTTCAGCTTGTTTAGGAAGTAATCCATGTTTATGCGCTGCTTCTTTAAATCCTTTTAAAGCATTTTCATCTATGCTTGAATTATCATCAAACTTAAAATCATACTTATCTGGACTTTCTGGTCTACCCAATTTAGCATACACCGCTTGCCAATCCTCATCCGTTGCATATTTATTTGGTACAGGAATTTTATCTGAACCAATCATCTTTTGTGCATGGATATAAGATTTTGCTAATCCTGGAATATCTTGAATTGACTCTAAAGCTTTCTCAGCTTTTAAATCATCTGGTAAACTATCTTTCCAATTAGCAATTTGTTCTGTTATTGGTGGTGTATTGTTTAGTTCCGTAACTGTATTCTCAGACGGTTGTTCCGCTACCTGGTTTTCGCTACTCATGTTGTTCTCCTTTTGGGTTTTTATTTATGATTGATTTAATGAAAAGAACTACTTGTCTTTGTCCTTCTCGATAAGATGTTTCATGCGGGTCATTAGAAAATGACGTGTGATGCACGTTACATCTTTTTTCTAAATCTTTCAAAATGGTTTCGCCATCTTCAGATTTAAAAACTCTTTGATATGTTTTGGTTAATTCAATTATATCTTTATTCTTCACCTAATACCTTCGCTAACGGTGCAGCTTTATTAGCAATTTCGGCAGCTTGCATTTCTTGTTGAGCTTGTTGTTGCTGCATCATTTGTTGTTCTTTCTCAGCTCTGATTTTTTGTACTTCACCTTTTGATTTTAAAATCTTAGCAGGAATACCTAAAACATCTTTTATGTAATTAACAATATTATCTGTATCAATGTAATCAAATACTGGCGCAACATTTTGTAATGAACCCATAATTTCAATACCTCTCATCAAAGCTTGAAGCTCACCTGTTTTTTGAGCTTTAGCAAGTGGAGATACATATTCAATTTCAATATTTTGATTACCAATAAATTCTGGAACTTCTTTAAACTTATTATTTCTAAGTAATATATTGAAACATCTTGTTATTAATGGCTGTAATAATTCTGATTGTAGTCTACCAAGCACGGGACCAAGTATTCTCATTTTTTCTTCGTTTCTTTGAATAACCTCAGTTGCTGTCATTTGGGGTCCTTGAACGGATAGTAATTGATCTACAAAAAAGTTTTGTCTAATCGCATCACGTCTTTGTTCTTCCATTTGAATACCAACAGGATTGTTAGCTCCAATGTTTAATGGTTCAATTCTTTCTCTGGTTCCTGCTCTGTAGTAATTTAATCCTCCAGGCACCGTTCTAATAGGCATCATAAAGCCATCATCTGGAACCATAAGTGGTGGGTCGATTTGTTTTTGCGCAGCCTTGATAGAAGTTTTAGACATTAGATTTAACATCTTAACGTCTGGCAACGCGTTCATTGCTGGACTTCTACCATATGTTTCATTTGATGATTTTAAATATCTAGGAACTGCATATGGAAAATCTTTAAATCCTTTTTCTGATAATAAGAAACCAGAGTCTTCATGGACATAGCAAGAAACGTATTTGTTATTGCCATATTCGTCTGATGGATAAACACTATGAATAATATTTATATTATCATGCGGAGCATCTTTAAATTTTTTAGCAAGCTCTGGTGGTAGTTCTACTTTTGGAAAAGCATTATAAATATTTTTAGCTTGCATTTTAAATTTACGCGTTAAGCTATCAACATTACCTTTTTCATTTTCTGTAATAAAAATTTCTGAAATATGAATATTTTTAAATCTAATTTCATTTTCATCATCTTCTGAAATAAATAGAGCTGCGGTACCAAATGCAATTAGGTCATGGTACAATTCAAAAATTTCTTGTTGGAAATTACTTCTATTAAAAGCCTGGTTTAAAACTTTAGTACAATCTTCTAACCATTCCATTGCTTCATCTTCCTGGTTCAATTCATCATCTTTATATTTTAAATAAAACCATGGTGAAACGGTATTGGTTAACATTCCATGTAATGATGCAGCCAATAATTCTAAAGCATGTGTTGCGGTACCATCAAAAATTAATTCATGTCTCTTATCCCCTTTGCTTCTGTTTTTAGTAATGTCCGCTTTTCTAGGTAACATATAATCAGCAACATCTTGCCAATGACTTTCCCAGTTTTGTCTTTCAGTTCTAAGAGAAGCATATCTCTCTAATATCATTTTTGCTTTAGGTGTTATTTGCATTTGTTATCCTAACAATGTTTTTTTAGCGACCGATGTATTACCTAAACTTTTATTTTCATTTAATATAGTTGCACGTCTACCACGTCTTTTAGTTTTAATAGCTTCACTCATTCCAGCATCTGCAGCTTGTGATGCAGTTGTTTCAACCACCGTTGGTTTAGGAACTGGTGGCGGAGCAGGTGGTTTAGGTCTTGAAACAAATCCTCCCATATTATTTTCCTAATAAAGTTTTTTTCTTTGAACTATCATCTTCTGGTAATCCAGCTTTTGATGTTAGTATAGTCGATGCACGACCTTTTCTTTTTCTTCTTAAGTCATCTTGTTTTTTCTTTGCCGCAGCTTCTCTCTCCTTATCATCAAAAGATGGTGCCGCTGGAGGCGGTGGAGGGGGTGGTGGTAACGCAGGCATTTTTGGTGTTAAAAAACTCATAGTTTAATCCTTATAAAATTTTATAATCTGATATTGCATTAGGAAATCTTTTACTAATATTTTCTTGGTTTGGCAACTCATCAATTGCAATTGCCATATATCTAAAAGCATCACAAGCATGTGATGACCAATCGTGTATAGGTTTGTTTGAGAACATTCTCATTTTCTCATTATACTTTCTATGATAATGTCTCAAAGCATCTATCAATGGTCGACAGTTTTCAAGATTAATATAGCATCTAGGAAATATCATTTTAGCAGCATGGATGCCGTCTTCTAAAGGTAATTTTGGTAAAATTCTAAAATTTATACCTAGTTGATAAGCAACCTCGCGCCTAGTTTTACCTAGGCTAAATTCGGTAACTTCAATATCATGCGGTGCATAATGATGCTCATAAACATAATCTTTTTGTTTTATAATGTTTACATAGTGCGGCAAGCCTTCTCGATTGTTTTCATAGTAATCAATAATTCTAACGGTATTGCCTAGTAATTGATAAAATATAATTGCGGTCGAGTCTCCTACCCCCAAATCCCAAACTGTGTTAACTGGGAGCGCAGGGTCGTATTCGATAGATGTAATTCTATTTTTATCTTCTGCTTGTTTAACCAGATTACCATAAATAGAACCTTCAATATTGGCAATCCAATCACACTCAAATTCTTGTTTATATTTAGCTTCACCCATTTGAGTTAGAGCTGCATCTAATTCCTCCTGGTCAATAATTTTAGTTTTAGATACTGGCGCTGTAAATGCTAGCCACTTATCGTCTTTCATAGCATGTTGGTAAATTTCATAAAAAAAATTTTGCATGCCAGCAGGAGTCCCAATAAAATAACAAAACCCTTTACGATCTGATAATGCAGGTCTTAAAATTTCATTCCAAAGTTTAGGGTCCACTTGTGCTGTCTCATCAATACACACCCCGTCTAGGAATATACCCCTTATGCTTTCTGCGTTTTCAGAAGATAATAATGTTATACGAGAACCATTAGGTAAATCGCATCTAAGTTCTGTTTCATTGTATCTTGTACCAGGTATCTTAGCGGTAAATTGTTTTATGTAGTCCCAGGCAATAGATTTAGCTTGCTTATATGTAGGCGCTACATATGCAAATCTTGGGTTTGGCAAAGGGTGCATGAGAGCTGCTTTAATTAAATGATTTAAAATACAAACGGTCTTACCAAATCTTCGGTGGCAATTAAGAACAGCAAATCTATGTTGGTCTAGCAAGTCGTGAAGTTCTTGTTGCTGGGGTCTGGGTGTATATAATTCTATGTGCATTAATGTATCGTTGGTACGCAATCAAATAAACTGCTTGCGGTTTCATAATTCATGCCAGATTTATTTAACATATAACTTGCAAAAGCTTCTGCAACGTCAGAGTTTTCAAAACCATGAACATGTATAACTAAACTATTAGTTTCTTTGTCAACAAAAGCAAGTGTTGTTAAAGGGTCTTTTATTTTAGGTTTCTTGTTCTTCATAATCTTTGTCTCTGTGTGTCTGTGTCATCAAGTCGGGATATATATATATTGCGACATGCGACCAGTTTAGCGGGTATAGTGGCATTTTTGCAACACATTGTGGCATTTTTACATGCTATAAGTTGTGTCTCAGATATTAAACCCGCGCTAACTCTTTTAATATCTTACCTTTTAAATATGTTTTGTGTCTTGGTTGTGTGTTCTTGTTTTGTTCGATCTCCATAACACACGCGCGAGACTCTGTCTTCTCTAACAAAAAAACCAACATTCTCAAGATTGCTTATGTTTATTAGCAAAGTTCCTCGCAGACTCTTTGTTTCTAAACCCCCATTTTTTTAAAGCAAGAGCAAGACGCGTTGGCTCACCGTTCTCATCTTTTAATGGTCCCTTCATACCCGCGAACCTAGCAGCAAAGCTTATTCGTCTTGAGTTAGTTCCAGATTTAACAGGTGGTTTAAGATTACTTCCTTCTTTTCTTTTGAAATAATCTCGACCCTTTTGAGTAAGTCCGCCTGTCTCTGATTTATGTTCTTTCTTCATTATTTTCTTTTAGCAGTTTTGGCAGCTCTTTTAAATTGTTTTCTTGTTGGTGCGCCTTTAGTTCCTGGTTTTCTCATCTTCTCACCAGAACCCGCTGCAATTCTTTTACGTTTAGCATGTATGTTTGAATATAAACCTTTTGGCATTTTATCTCCTGTATTAATTTGTAATATTTATTTATTAATTATTTTAACAATCATTGATTGACATATTGTCAATAATAATTATATTGAGCTTATAACTAATAAAGGAGAAAATCAATGATTAAAGTAATAGAAACAGCAGCAACACTTAGCGAAGGTGTTAAAAATATGATGTCTGGAGCTAAACAAGATTATATCAGATGGTCTACTAACAACGGAAAAAGAGAATTATCTGGATATAACAAAGAACAAGTTGAGCAATGGGATGCTAAAACTAAAGTAACAGAAGGTAAAAAATATATCAAAATTGTTCAAGATACTGGAGTTTTTGCTTTTGTTGTTAAAGAAGCTTTTAAAAATTTCAAAAAAGGTGATGTTCTTAAAGCTGCGGGTTACAATGCTCCTGCATTAAACCAGGCTAGAGGAAATGTTTTAACTGGGAATTATCCTATTCAATGGACAGGTCCTTTATACTTAAAATAATCTAACCATCAATTACTTCGGGAGCCTTCTTAGGCTCCTGGGGTCTCCCCCACGAAATTGTTAAAGTATTATCCGATTTAACTTCCTGTTTAATTTTATCTCCAAAAATACCGCTAGCCAATTTAGATGCTAACCATCTCGCGTGGTGAGCTAGTTCTCTAGTCTGTTGAAAATATTTAGGGTCTTGAGGTTTAGTCAACATCTCATGGATTTGGTCTAAAATTGTAAACGTTCCAACTTCTCTTGCTTTCATAATTTGTTTATGAAACTTATCATCATCACGCATTTTACGGTACACCACAGACAATGAAGGATAATTTTTATCCTTACATATTTCAGTTAAGGTTTTACCGTTTTCAAGCTTCTCGATAATACTTTCTGTTTTTTCTAATTGCATTTAAAATATACTCATCAGTTTTGTTTTTATATTGTGGTAAGTTTTTTAAAGATTTCAACTGTCCTTCAATTGATGTAGGACCCGTAGACATCCCTGCATGGTACTTGCAACGATAATGACCTGTTTTCATCAAATTACCCTTGCAACGGCAGCGCACAGTAAACTTAGAACCCCTGGTGTAACTCTCACATTGCTTTAGTAGTTTGTTACGACCAGGCATACCAAATATAGTATTTCATTTTTTATAAGAGTTTATTAAGTTTAGCAAGCATTAGGCTAATTTTTTAGTTTTTTTTTTAACTTCCCCATTCAACCTATTCTTGGTGTATTCATAGCCATCCGAGCCACGGAACTGGTCTATTAAACCCTCGGAGCCATAATACTGGAGCTTGATACCATTAAACTCAATATCCTTATTCTGGCTTGGCAGGAAGGGTCTATTCTGAGAATAGTTATTTTTATAATTAAAATTGTTATATGGTTTAATTACTTTGGTTTTATTAATACTTATAACATTTGATAACTCAGAGTTATAAAATTTGATAACTCTGGAATTTTCCAGTAATTTCTCTTGTATTGGTAGCCTATATTCTAGTGTGGATTGTTTTCGTTTAGTCTGTATAAAATTGAGCTTTTTTAGTCTGGCAATGGAACGGTACACCGTCAGTTTAGACAATCCGACCCTGTCTGCTATCGTCTGAACCCTAGGATAACAAATCTTAGTCTTACGATTATAAAAACTAACCAAAGCAAAATAAACCAACTTATCAGATGGACTTAGCCTGGTGCTTTTTAATATATTTTCATCCGCTACAAAGAAACTCAAAACGGAACCTCCCTCAACGTACAATCATAGCTGTGGCGCTCCTGGAGCATCCTCAGTAGCTTTATAAACTCTTTTGGCTCCATAACCCTCAAATCAGTTTCATTCGGTGTGAGCTTCTTAATTCTGAACTGTTTAACTTCATCGTGAGCTAAACCAGGGGTGTAAAACACAAGATAAGCAGGGACTTTACAAGCTCTTGCAATTTTCTCGGTAACTGTGGTAGTTTTATAAGTTTGTCCTTTATCAACCGCGGTCTCAAACATAGCCAGCGGCTCCTGGCACTTCTGACAAATCTCAATAAAATCCAGGTCCAACCCTGCCAGACCATCGAACCTTCTATGAAATTCGCTGAAATGGTCTCCAATATTGAAATAGTTTAAACGTGCCATAATTTTAATGAATATTTAAAAGGTATTTTAAATTCTATACAGTAATGCTCTCCACAATAATATTTTTTATTTTCAACAATGACTGCAAGCTTTTTACACTTGCAGCACTTATAAACCTTTTTCTCTGAGGTTAGTAAGTTTACCGTTGATTTCTTTTGTAAGTTCTTCAATTGCCTTATCCTTTGCATCAATAATTTTTTTTAATTCTGCTGCCTCTTGTTCATTGATTAGAACTTTTACTTGTAAATCTTTTTTTTCTTTCTTTTCAAGCTCAGTTTTAAGTTGATTTTTTATGTTCATATAAGACCTCCACTTTTTTTATAACTGAATTTGGAATTACATTACGATTACCAACCTCTATACCATCCGTATCAACAGACCAATCAGAGCAAATAACAGTATTTTTTTTATTCCGTTCAATTATAAATCCCGTGCTATAGCAAATCGCAACACCATCTTTTTTAGCTGCATCTAAATTTTTCCAATCATTAAAAGCACAAATGTCCTCCCAAGTAATAAGTACAAATTTTTTAAACTTCATAAAAATCTTTTATGGTAACTTTATTCTTTGTAGCTGATTTTATTTTTTCTATCATTTGTGGTCTAGGCATCCTGGAACCAGAACACCAACGATGAACCGTGCTTGATGCAGTTTTACTTTTTAAACCAATTAAATCTGCTAAACCTTTGAAAGTTAATTTTTTTGAAATTCTAAATTTATTGAGTTGCATTATTTGCTTATATTTCTTTTTGACAAATTGGCAAATAAATTAAAATAAATACAATCATTGATAGTATATTTATTAATTGATGTTTACTACAAGTATCAATTAAGTTAGTGATTTGTTCTATGGAAGTTAACAAAAATCTTAAAGACAGTTTAAATAAAATTTTAAAAAAAGCAAAGATTGAAACAGAGTTACCAGGCTTTGCAAAGTTTTATAATTGGAACCATCACTCACCAAGTCAAATTACTATGCCAGATGATATTCATGCTTTTGAATATTTTTATCTTACTTCAGAAGAACGAGCTAAGAAAAAAGGTAATTCAAAAATGGAAGGTGGTGCAATTGTAGGTCAGAGCATGGCACAAATTTTTGCTAAAAAAATTTACGATAGAAATAAAAAACAATTTTTTGATAATAAAGATACTGAAACTTTTAAAGTAGCTGATGCTGTAAAAGCTTATTCAAAATATAAACCAGTTAGCCAAAATGATAAGTTAGAATTTGAAAACAATTTAGAACATATTAATTTAATTTTAGAAAAAACCATGGAAGGTGTTAATGAGATTGGTTTATCAAAAAATATTATAGCTGAGAAACCTGTTAAGCATAAGTTTCCTGGATGTCAGTTACCAGTTACGGGTCAAATAGACTTATGCGATGATAGTAAATTTATTGAAATCAAAACTAAATGGAGAAGAAGAACAGGTAAATATAAATCAGATGGTACTCCAAGCTTTAGTATAGTGCAGCCTAAACCCTTTGATGATTATTATTTACAAACTGCATTTTATTATTTTGCAACTAAGCTTGAACCATATTTATTAATTGTAAATGAAGACAGTTATAAAATTTATAACAGAGAAAACTGTCCAGAACTACAACCCGATAATCTAAAAAGAATTGCATTAAAAATTAGACAAACATGTATCAGACGTGAGCGCCTGGCGGAACGTCATGCAGGTAAAACAACATGGACCAATGATCTAAATTTAGACTTATCTCACTTTAAATGGGACAATGATTTAAAACATGTAGCAGAGAACTTATGGAACGAAAACCTCTTAACATCTATCAAATAAATTTATTTAAAACTAAATATAATTTTGGTAGAAATAAAATTAGAGCCAATCAAATGATTATTATTTGTCTTTTTTCAATAATCATTTTGCTCCCTCTGTTAGTTAACTATGGCTCTAATCTGTGGGATGTTGTCCAGTCAATCTTTCCTTTCTCAATGTCCCACAGTAACTAATTATGATAAACAAAACACCCAAACAATACTTAGAAGAACTAATAAACAATAACCAATGCTATCAATTGGATAATGGCAAAGTTGCTCTGTATCATAAAGATATTGAACAGATGGCTTACTTTTATAACATTGAAGTAGATGTAGATGTTAGAGTTGCAGATGGTAAAATTAAATTTGTTATCTGTAAAGCAACTGCAAGAACCAAAACTAAAAGCTATTCTAGTTTAGGTGAAGCGCATCCAGATAATAATGGATTTGATTATTTTGTAGCTGTTGCAGAAAAGAGAGCTGTTGATAGAGCTATACTTAAAGCGCTGCACTTGCATGGAGATGTATTATCTTTTGAAGAATTAGATTTAAAAAAAATTAAATCAAAACCAAAGACTCCACCAGCTACTCAAACTAAAAAACAAGTTAAAAGTTTAACTGAAGAAATTGAAAATAAAATTTTATCTGCAAAAGATAAACAAAGTTTTGTTAAGTTGTTAGGTAAGTATCAAAACTATCTAGAGCAATTAACAAAAGAAAACCCTGGTTACGCACAAATGTTGCTAGAAAAAATCCAGGTGAAACAACAACAAGTGGAGGACAATAATGTCGTTTAATCCAAAACCAGGATATGTCTGCTCATTTTCAATGCAGAAAAATCCTAACAAAAGCCAGGAGAAGCATCCAGATTTAGTCCTAGTTAATCATATGACTAAGAATGGAAAGATGGCTCCCAAAAATTTTACCATTAAATTAAATGGTCAAGATGTTTGGTGCCAAGCTTCTGCATATAAACAAGAAGATGGTACTGTTAAGATTACAATATCTCAAACAGATACTAATAAAAAACAAGGTTTTGCGCCTAAACCTGCTTATGATGCAGGTGCTGCGGAAGACTTTATTTAAATATGAAATACGGTTTAACCAAACAACATAGTAAAGTTTTTACTTGGATTAAATCGTATATTAATAAGCACGGGTATGCGCCATCATATGATGAAATTAAGGTGGCGCATAATATGAAAACCAGGTCCCATGTTCACAAAATTATTTTAAATTTAGAAAAAAGAAAATGGATAGCAAGAATACCAGCGGCAGCTCGCAGCATAACAATTCTATAAAGACCCTCCAGAACCAGGGAGGAAAACATTACCAAGGGTTTGTCATTCAACCTGCTGAATTTATAATTAAAAATAAACTCCCATTTGCGGAAGGCAATGTCATTAAATATACCTTGAGGCACCGAAATAAGAACGGAGCTGAAGACATTAAAAAAGCTATACATTACCTCAAAATGATACTAGAAATAGAGTATGGCGAATGAATACGTAAAAGAATGGCACTATGAAGGAACCTTTACTTTTAAATTAAAAGGTTCATCAGTTAAGGAATTAGCTGAACTAAGCAAGCCACCAAAAGTTGCTGAATGTGCAGTTGACTTTGAGGACTTACGTTTTCTTAAATCTACCGTGAAGGAGGTAAGCGCTGATGGTAACAAAGTACCAGGAACTGACTCAAAAAATCCAGGAGAAAGAAAAGTCTCGGAAAAAAATATTGAGTCAAATAACAAGAGCAAAAAATAAATTGGGTGATTATCCAGTTCATGCAGTAGCTCTTGCTAAAGAAGCTAACGATAGGTTAGTTGATATAGTCCAGCTACAGGACCAAAGAAAACAGTTAGAATACTAAGTTTTTCTTAAATAGTAGCGCACAACTTGTAAAATCTCTTTTACTTGACAAGGCTCTTTTGCACTTTTTTCAAAACATTTTGTAATATTAGTTGATAAAACAATCCAGGATAGCTGTTGACTAAATGTCAATAACTATGCTAGAAGGTAATCAACTAACAATGGAGAAAAAAAATATGACAGCAAACTTAAAAATCAAAAACATAAAAATAGTACATGCTGCGTTTGAAGATCAACCAGTACACATTGCTAACTACAAGCTTACAGTTGCAGATCAAATATTTTTGTTTCGTGGTAAGTACAAGGTAGAAGACTTGTTAGAGTGTGCTTACAAAGGTACACAAAACATCCACGACAGTTGGAGCAATCCAAGCTGCAAAGGTGATTATGATTACAACGTAGACAAGTTAGCAAACGTTGATGTCTTAAAACCTTTAACAGTTATCAAAGGCAAAATTTACGGACACAGAAGTACAAGTGTTGGTGATTACATGATTGTTCAATATCAAGATTTAGATGTCGAGTCTTTATACATTTGTGAGAACGTAGGTTTCAGACTTATCCAAAGTAACCACGGTACACCAATTAAATTATCTGATTGCGAGTGTGGTTTAATTAGAGGAACAATTAAGAGGAAAGCATAATGAAAAAAAATAAAAAAATAAAAGTTCCAAGCAAGTTAAAAAAATTAGGTTTTAAAAAAATCTATCAAGACAAAGATGGTTTTTTTATGTTTGGAATGACACCATCAAAACTAAATAAAAAAAATAATGAAAAAACTAACTCTTAAACAATACATAATGATGTTCATAGTTTTTGAACTTTGTTTTGTTGGAATAGGTTTATTTGCATTACATCAATGGTCAACACAAGGAGGGATATAACCATGGGATTACACGTAAATATATATAAATGGAATTTAGGTGATTGTACTAATGGAGGAATTTCATCTAAGACACACGAGTTGTGTCTTGTAAATGTACCTGGTCCTTTTGAACCAGAGAAAAAAATTCCTGGTGCATTACTTGTAGAAGGTAACTTACCTAACACAGCAAAGATAGTTCCACTCAAAGAAACTCGTAAAGGTAAATGGTTTATGTTTGGTGGTAACTTTGCTTATTCTTCAGACTCAAGATTTTGTGATGCTGTAGAAAAACTACAAGGAACTCGTAGTCCAGTAGCAATTCACGATAGAACTGAATAATGTTTATCAGAAAAAACGGAACCAAATACAAAGTATACGATGAGGGTCGAAAGACCCTCGCGTCATTTGATACTAAAGCTCAAGCGCTAGCTTACCTTGCAAGACCAACTACTATAGATTTCACACAAGCTTTTAATTTATTTAATAAAAATATAGATGACCAGGTTAACTCTGGTTTAATTAAGAAACATACTGGTCAAAGATACCAAGAAATTGTTTCCTGCCACATAGAACCCCTAATTTTAAACGTTTCAATTAACGCATACAAATACTCAGATTTCATTAACAACTACCTTAAAAAGCTCTCTATGGCGCTCTCTCGTACCACCATGCAGCCATTGTCTGCCAAAACCTACAAAGATGTACTATCGGTCTTTAGAATGGTTATAAAGTACATACGAGACCTGGATTATGATATTGGAGATTGTTCTAAGATATTAGAGTACCGAACTAAAGTACCTGCCAATAAAAAAAATATAATCAAGAATGAATTTTACACAACCAGTTCTGATGCTAAGGTTTTAATTCAATCAGAAAAAGATTTTAAATATAAAACTTTATATTCTCTAGCCTTAGTCTCTGGAGCTAGAACCAATGAGCTGCTTGCAGCTTGTTATGATGACTTTCAAAATAATACCTGGACTATACAGAATACTTTAGACAATGATAATGTATTTGAACCAGGCTCAGTTAAAACCATAGCAGGCTATAGAACTATTGATATACCAACTGAAGTCATCACACTTATTAAAAGTTTAAAATTATTAAATTTATCTAAACAAAGATTATTCGATATTTCTAAAAGCCAGGTTAAGTATCATACTCAAAAGCTTGCAACTTCAATTGGGATTGCTTGGCAAGGTGGACTAAGTCCATTTAGAAAACTGTCTTCCAGTTTAGTCTTCGATAGCAATGTCTTATCTGAAAAAGAGTTCAGACAAAGATATGGCTGGGAGGATTTAAAAACTTTTAGGAAGTATTACCAAAGACAAACAAGAAATAATATTAGGGTCGATGGTATATTTAACAAACTAATAAACTAAGGAGCAACAATGTATAAAAAACATTTAGGATATGATAGCGAGCCTTGTAATAAATTTATTGAGGCTACATCCTATAATCTAAAAAAGTTTAGAACTGAAAAGAAAATGACGCAAATGCGATTGGCAAGTAAGTTATCTAAATTTTTAGGTCAACGATACTCATACCAACAAATACAAAAGTATGAGTCTTTAGATAGAAAAAAGAATAACAAGATACCATTACTGGTAGGTTATGCTTTTTCTAAAATCTTAGATAAACCTTTGGAAAGTTTTTTTATAACCAAAGAAGAAAGAGATAATGCTATTATTTTTTCTGGTCAATTAAAACCAATTGAAGAAAAGGTTAATGGTTAAAAAAAAAGAACCCGTATTGTATGTAGCAAATTGCTTTTACTGCAATAAGAGTTTGTATTCTAACATGGGTGGGTGGATAGCTAGTCCAAAGTTTGAGCCTACCCGTGTTAACCGATACTTCTGCCATGATGGTAAAGATGGCAGCTGCTTTGATAAGTTCTGTAACTTTACTTATGAATTAAAAGTAAATGCTGAGATGGCGCATGTCTCTACCCTAGATACTAACTGGCAGGATAATCCGCCTTATAAAAATATGATTGAGGAATTTTTAAAAAATGGAAAAAGGTAATTGTTTAATTTGCAATAAAGTATTTATTGATAAAACAAATAATTTAATAAAAAAATATAAAGAAAGTGGAAAAAGAAAACAGGTTCTTAAAAAATATTATAATACAGATAAAGGTAAAAGAGTTAGAAGTTCTAGTATTGCTTTACGGCATGCAAGAAAATTAAGAGCTATACCTAAGTGGGTTGGACCAAAAGAAATAAAACAAATGAGAGAGATATATAAAAAAAGAAAACCTGGTTATCATGTTGACCACATTATACCTTTAAAAAATGATTATGTTTGTGGATTACATGTTCCTAATAATTTAAAAATCTTAACCGCTAAAGATAATATTTTAAAATCCAATAAATTTATTCCAGGACATAATGAAGCTTTTTACAATACTAAGTATTGGAAGAATATACTTATTTAGGTTTTATAATCTTGTCTAT